GAACATTAAAAACGGGCACTGAAGGTGCCCGTTTTTAAGGTCAGGTTGGCCGCGGCCCATAGAATCTTGAAAATGGGCACCGAAGGGTGCCCATTTTCAATATTCAAGGGTCTAAACGTTATACTTTTTAATTTTAACCGATTTCTAGAGGACGACGGAGTAGATCCGGTTCAATTGTTGTTTGCATCCACGGACTCACCTGAACTTGCGGATTTGGCGGTGTACTACGTAAATCCCAAGAAGCATTGCGTAAGGAAGAACCAATGGTATTTACACCAATTAGTGCACCAGCATTTAAGAAATTTTTACCACTGATATCACCAGCGCCCATCGGATTGACCTGTGCCCATTTACTATTGGGGTCGTTTGGTAACAATTCCTGTGGTGCTAATTGATTTTTAGGGTAGCAGTTTGCCGGCTTTTCAGCACTACTGAACGGCATCGGGGAAGGATTATGATTTTCAAATCCTTCAGTAATATTTTGACCAATATTATTACTTACACTCGGAATCGGTGAAGGTGTAGATTCACTTACATTGTGCTGATTCGCATTCACATTCGGGTTGCTCATCACTTCATTATATTCATTTTCTCCATTTGTAAACATATTTGTCTCCTCACCAGTTACTGAATTAGCGCCGCTGTAATTTACAACATTTGATGAGTTGTTAGAAGCTGGTATGTTAGTAGGCCCATTATTTTCAAATCCTTCACGTCTTTGTGGTAACAAACCGCCTAAAGTGGGATCAATCATATATAAAACGCCAAAAGCAATGGCTATACTCATAACCGCTAAGATGATATTCCGGGACTCCATGCTCTTTTCTACCGTGATACGACGAATTTTATATTTCATCATCCGATTTCATCCATTCCGTAAACGTGCTTTCCGTTTCGGAAACATCGTATTTTTCCATCCACTCAACTGCTGACCTCTCCGCTTGTATAAATAAATTTCGAATCTGTGCCTTCTCTTCCGCTTTCATACGCTCTTTTAATGCCGGGTCGACTATTGTAAATGTTTCATTAAGGCTAGGAATATCATCTACCTCTTCAATATCAACTTGTGTTTCCCACATTAAATCAATTAGTTGTATTGTTTTTTCAAGATTGAATTCAGGCATTATACATGACCGGGAAAGATATACTTTTGTTAGTATAAAATTAACTGGACCGCTGTAATCCGTAAATTGCTGTATAGTTTTTGTATACGGGCTTACAATATATCCTTCTGCTGTTTTCACAAATCCCCAAGGTGGTGTTATAATATCTAAATTCGCAAAATTCGGAGGTGTCCGAAACAATGATGGTGTATTACATAACGACTCTAAAATAGATGTACGTAGTGTTTGAAATGTATTTATTATCGCATTGTCAACTACATATTTGTTATCAACTTGTTGAACTGAAACATTTAGATTTACCGGGTTGTTAAGCATTACACAATAACCATCTTCATTTTGTAATTTACAACGTGTTGGCACTGAAAACATTTGTTTAAACCTGTATGCGATAGAAATGTTAGAAAAACTCCGCATATTAAAAAAAATGGAACGTGACCGATATACAGAAGCTTCTAATGATATAACAAATGAAATCGGAGATAAAATTATGGCCTATATTAATACACCTAGTAATCAATCGCGTATACAATCTGTATTAGATCCTATTATAAGTCATATTATCAACCGTGTATTTCCATATATTTTGTTAAGTGCTATACTATTTTTGATACTTTTGTTATTGACAGCCGGTACATTTTGGATGAATATACGAACAAGTGTACTTACACCTATGAATGTTCTAGTCCAATCAGATAATTAAAATCAGTTGTACTTAAGTGAGTTAATTCTGTTTTCCATAAAAGTATCAACGTTTCCGGCTCATATTCTGATGTTTCCTTAGCCCATTTTTCCCATTGTTTAATACCCATAAGAGTTTCAAGCGTATCTGAATTTCCTACAATTAAATCATATGCGTTTCTATATTTTTCTTTATCACGTATACTATACGAATCTAGTATTTTATCCATATTACCACGATACTTAATAGTCCAATATGCTGTTTTGTAAGGAAGCACAGTTTCAGATAATGTATAATCGCAACCCATTAGTACACACATCTCAACAAACTGATTGTAAGTAAGATCAACTGCATGTAATAAAGTGTTTAGTGAATAACATTTCCATCCTTCACTATCTCCAGGAAGAGCATACATTTCTGGAACAAGTAATAATTGTACACCGCGTGGTAGATGATCATAATCATTACTTATAACGGCACTTATCATTGAACGTCGTGCTAAGTATGCTAGAACATTATCTGCCTCTCCACTTGCGTTATACGACATTATACCGCAACTGTAAAAGAATTGTTTAGCAATATTTCTTTCATCTGAAGTTAAGTAATTAGATTGTTTCTCAAGACGTTGTAATTCTTCACTTATTATGAGTTGACGTGTTTCAGGTATGGGTATTTGAGATGAATCAAATACTAATTTAGTGTGTTTCATTTCTGCATTATTTCTACGATTGTTTCGTAATTCCAAAACTACACGTTTTTCATCTGGCGGTTTTCCATCAAATACGGGAACTGGAATAATACCACATTTACGACAGGCTACAACAAATTTTGATAAATAGTGTAAAATAGGTATTTTTTTTGCTTTAGCACGATATAAGAATCCTAATATATCAACTCCAACTTTTTTACCTCGTAATGGACCCCAATCTGGATTTTCTATTGTTGTTGGTGCTGCCCATCGTATCCAACTACTTAACCCACGTATTCCCATATTAATTTGTTTAATATATAAATAAATCAATCATTTTTTAATGACATGCGCAGACTCATAATTTCTGGAGTTATCGATAGTGCTTCTTTATACAATTGTTCTAAAGGTATCTTTACTAAATCGCAAAGTACAAAATTGTTTTCTGTGCTTGTTATACCCTGCTGAAAAGTCAATAAAAAAAGCATATGTTGAGCAAGAGCATGTTTTAATATATAATACGCAAATACATTTGTATTTTCGTTCCATTTAGTATTGCCGCCTCGTGATAAAATTTGGAGTGCCTGATAACGTTGCCAATTAAGTTGTTGCCTCCACGATATGTTATAAAATACACAATATAACCATTCTGCATAACATTCTGTCCACGCTTCAAATAAATGTGGTGCTAATGTTCCCTGAATATTCCAACACAATAATGGATATGAAGGCATTTTCCAATCCCATTGTAGAGCATGTATTATTTCGTGAATAAGTACACGTTCATATTCTTCTTCTCTGTAAATATATATAGTATTTGACCCCTGAAATGTAAATCCTCCATTCACTGTACCTTTATCTGGCCATTGATTGGCTTTTATGATACGTGGTTTATCTTGTAACCAAAGATTTACCGTAAACCCTTTAGGTGTTCCTAACCACGCTAATAATTTTCCAACAGTATCAACAATCTTATTTACTTTACGATGACTCCATAAATTCAATTGTTGTCCACCTTCATAAATATATGTTGTTTGTAAAACATTATGATGCTCCATATAATCTAAAATTGTACCTTCATCCCAATTAACCTTTTTTAATTGATTTTTTAATTGGACTACTTCGTCGATTGTTAACTGCCTTTGGTTTAATACTTTGTTTTTCGCTAAATTCATTGCCTGTTTGAACGGTTTCATTAGTGATTCCATTATCTGTGGGTGGCGATTTCTTTGTATGATTTCTGATAACTTCATACAATTGTAATAAAGCATTTTCTAAACTTAATGGCGTTCTGTATGAAGTATGCGGTTCTGCATTACTTAGACTTTTCATTGCTAGCCAAAAAACATTTGGTTCCAATAAATCTACATTATTTTGTATTCCTGAGGCAAAACTATCAATGATATCAGGCGGCGATTGACATAAACTAAGTGCCTGATATATTCTATTGCGTATCCATTTTAATACAGTGATATTTGCCTTTCCCTGTGTTGCTGCGTTAATAAGAATTTTAATAGTTTCATCATAAAAATCGTAGACTCGTCGTGGCCATACAATAGATGTTTCCGATGAAAAAAATTCAGCTATTTCTTGTGCTCGTTCTATTCGTCCACAACAACGTTCATAGGCTTCCTCATTTTTACAACGATCGTCTATATCGCTCGTTAACCAATTGTTGTACGGCATTCGTGGAACACTTTGTATAACGCATGCGTCACTTAATACAGCAAGACTTCCGCTCATTTCACGAGCTGTGAACCATAACATACCTGTAGCGTCGGGTGGGAGCACAAATTGATGTAATATTGCTCGTACACGTATTGCCGCCGGAAGACTTAGTGAATGAGCACGTCGTAAAATAACTAATTTACGTGTATTAGTCCTTAAAGCGTTTAATACATCGCCACTCATAAAAAATGTGGTTAATAATTCACCAATAATTTGTTTATCCTGCATACTAAGATTGGGAACATCAATTTCAAAATGATACGGACTTGCTAACACACGAGCCTCATAATCACCACTAATTGTAAATTTACGTTCCACTAATGGAAGTGTAAGTTTACAGTTGTAAGCCTGTTCAATATAAGAACGAGCTTTTTGAATTTTACCTGAAACAGTCGGTCCTAAAAAAATAAACGGTGTTACTAAAGCCTCCATTAAATAAATATACATCTACTGCTCTTTATGTGCCTGCAGCTAATGTATCACGTAAATTACTTACACTTATAGCACTAACACTTGTACTAATAAGTGCCGCCGGTAATAGTACCAATAATGTAATTGCTAAAATAAAGTGTATTAAATATTGAGGATTGTGACTAAAATGATAAAGTGCTAAAGCATATGCTGTTATACTAGCAGTAAAACTAAATACACTTATTACTGCTAATAGTTTTGTATTTTGTGCATTATCTTTTGGAAGTAATGTAGAGAATGTACTAACTACAACTGTAAATAAAATTATACAAATTGCGATTGAAATACTAACAGCAATATTGCTCATTCTTTACTTTACACATTGTTTTTAACTGTTTGAAATACAGTTTCAAATGAATCCCATTTCACAGAACTACCGGGCGGTGTTACTAAAACCACGGCTGCTCCGCATAAAAAAAGAATTGTGAGTACAATTGGTATAACAAATCGTCGAAAATAAACATCACTTAGTTCGGTCATTTCTTACTTATACGAACTTTATTTCATACAATAATATAAGATGGATCCTAGTGTACAATGTAGTCCTGCTCTTCGCCGTCGGGGCGGAGAATCTTGTTTACCAACGGAATCGTTACGTAAATTACAGCGTGTATGGAATCGTGTTCATCCCCGGCATAAAATAGTAGTAAATGCTACTAGAAAAAATAAAAGGGGTCACGGTGGTGTTGAAAAGAAATCAGCATTGTATAATGCGTTAAAAGAAAAAATGAAGACACATTATGACTGTAATACTGAATACTGTGCAGTGAAAAAGATTCCATTGGATGTAACAGACCGTAGTAATATGTTAAAGTATTTTCGCCCTGAAAAACCAAACAATTGGGATAAAAAACCTACACAATGGTTGGATAGTTTCAATATTGAGGATGTTATGAATCAATATGAATTAGCGGAACCAAACTTTGAATTTATAGGACCTGTTCCAATTGATTTTGATAGTCCTAGTGGCGCTTGGGGTCAATGTATTGTAAATGAACTTTGTAAATTAAATTTAGATGAATGTGTTGCAAAAGGTAAAACAAAGATAGGTATAATTTATAATTTAGATCCACACGACCAACCTGGAAGTCATTGGGTGTGTTCTTTTATAGATATTGATGCTAAGGCGGCATATTATTTTGATAGTTACGGTTATGAACCACCTCAAGAAATTGTGAATTTTTTGGCACGTATGAAAGAACAAGGATTAGAAAATATATATTGGAATGATATTCGTCATCAACGTAAAGGAAGTGAATGTGGAATGTATTGTCTTTTTGTAATAATATGTTTACTTCGTGGACGAAAATTTTATGATATTTGTAAAAAAGTTGTAGATGATGATACAATGAACGCTTTTCGGGATATACTTTTTTCAGAAGAAAAACCACGGCGAGCGGCGGTTGAAGAGGCACTACCAAGATTATGTACATAGTTGCGGAAAACCGGTTAAAGAGATATAAACCATCTAAATTAGAGAAATGAGTAATCGTAATACCCCGACATCATTTTTAAATGGTCCAAATTATCAAAAAGTTGTTGTTTTCTTGCGTCAGCATTATAGTACAAAGTTAGGACAGGCAATACCTCAACGTATGGATGAACGTCTTCAAAAAACGGTTCAACATTATATGACAGAAGTAGCACGTATTCAGGGAAATAAACCAGTTGCTTCCTTAAACCAAGAAGTAGTTCGTGAAACGATTGGAAGTATGGATGTATGGTTGAAAAAACAGGAAAGTGCACAGCCTCCTACAACAACTACGATTGGAACATTGCCTCGCGGAACATCTGCTGCTGTCTCAAACGAAGAATATAATCGTCTTTTTAGCGATACTTCTTCTCGGTACGAAGCAGTTTTAGCAGAAAGACAACCGCCTGCCATAACAATGCCTGTAATACCCGATTTTAGTCTTGGAAATCTTTCAATTGAAAATGAGGAGGATCCCGTTGTATTGATGGAACGAATGGCAAAGGCACGAGAGGAACAGGCTCGTTTACTCGGTATCAATCCACCCACCCTTGAAGTAAAAGAAAAGGAGAAATTAGTTATAAAAGAGGAGGCGCCACCTAGTTCAATTGCACCTGTGCCTCCACAAGCAGAGGCTCCACCTCCTCTACTAGCTCCTCGTCCTCAAGAGTATATTATACCCCAAGAAGATATTCAAAAATATAGAGAAATTGAATATAATGTTTTTCTAACAAGTTCAGACCGTGATTGGCTACGAAATACAACCGAAAATCGTTATAACTTTAGTGTCAACTTCAATGCTCGTGCCCAAAAAAACGGTTCATTTAATTTTAACGCTTCCTTAATAAATCGTTTTCGCAATATACAACGCATAGAATTTGTAAAGGCAATTTTGCCTCTGGAATCTCTTACAACTTTAGTTCGTGTTACAAATATTGTTGGAAGTACCGCAACCTACGATATAAATCGTGTTATAAATGTATTTTCGTTGCCATTTGTTGGGGTTCGTATTCAAGAACTAGAAAACAATGGATTCAGCACAAAAGTAGATGAAGATAGTACATTTGCTATGATTCAATACGATACTACTTGGTCAAGTGATTTACTTGCACCGAATAGTGCTAGCAGTCCCTTACAACCTCTTACAAAATCTGGTTTTACTGGTTGGATTCCGAAATTCTTAAAAAATCAAAAAATATATGCTCCAACACCACTCGCAACACTACAACGATTAAGCATTCGTTTAGAACGTCATAGTGGTGATTTATTGTCTGCTGACAGTGATGTACAATTTATAAATCAAATATTCTTGAGTTCGTCACTGACTGTACTTGGAGCCGGTACAAGTTTGTATAGTAGTACGGTAGTTACTACACCCCAAAATGCATATATTTTTATTCGGACTACAAAATGGTTTCCGTTTAGTGCAGTAGCAGAGGGCGATAATATTTTAATTCAGGGATATGTAACTGGTTATACTACACCTGCTGCCCGAGACTTTGAGATGTTTATAAACCGTGCCCAAGGACATAATGTTGTAGCCGTGGGCAATAGTAATAGTGGAGTATATAGCGATGGTAGAAATGCCGTAGGATATTGTAACGTAATAATTATTCGTAGTCGGTTTGATGATCCTACGAATGGAAGTATAGGACGAACTTCTTCAAGTTATTTTGGTAGTACACAAGCTTTAGAAACAGCATTGACAACTACATTAGATAATGCTAGTAATGCAGTTCAAACTGCATCTGCTTTACTCAACTTAAGTCGTCAAGTACATGTTGTTCTCCGAATAATCACACGAGACTACGACAACACCGCAAATATACGCCCCGATAATGTATAAAAAAGTCTCTAATTGTAGAAATGGGAAACGAACCGTTAATTCTTGGAATTATGGTACTGATAGTATTTTTTGTTTTTGTATTACCAATGGTACTAAAAAAACGTAATGAAGGATTTACATCAACCGGAATAACTGCCTATGATATATTAGCAAACGATCGTGATTCGTATGTTGCCTTACGTCAAAAGAAATACAATACTTTTTCCGATTCACAGGATGTTACAAAGCCGAATTTTGCTAATGTAAGTACACAGCCGGCAATTGACCAAGCTTCAAAGCAAGTCAAAGATGCCTTACGTACTTCATTACTTGATGTAGACCCAACAAGTAAAACATTATTAGGTATAAATCCCGATACACCTCCCCAGACTTTAGCACCCGTAAACCAAATTGTAGAACAGGCTAAACGATGTGAATTGTTGAATAGTCGTGACAATTGTATGAATCTTAAAGACCCGTATTATTCTAATTGCGGTGTGTGTGTCAGAGATCGCGAAACAATGTTTCCACAAACAAATGATAAGTTTAAACACGGTGGTCTGTTAATTCTTCCGGATGATAAGAAAGATGCTGAATTATCCCATTCTGGTAAAGAAGGTCCTGTAATATACCAACCTACTGTAGGTTCTTGTCCTCCAGGATATTTTTTCACTGATTATGATGCGTGTGTAGCCAAATCAAATCAACTTGATTGTGAAGAAGCAGGACAAAATGGTGGATGGAATAAAGGAAAAACTAGCGAAGGCGTTGAAGTAATTGATAAAAAATGTGCAAATGCTCCTGTAGCAGGTTCTGATATCTTTGTTTATGACACTAAAACACGTAGATTTGACGTGAATTTACGCGTAATTACACCTATTGGAACAGGTATAACTAAGGTTTACGTTACTGATAAGGCATCGGGCCAACAACTTGGCTATGGTATGACAGATACACCAGGTAAAGCCTTTGTCATTACTGTAAAAAACGTTACTGAAGCTCAAGCAGTGAATGTATTAGTTGAACAAGAGGCGCCTTATCGTAATAGAAACGCTAAATCAGAGGTGTTTTTATATAATTTTAATGCGGATAGTCCTCCAACAGTATACAATCAAACAATCGCTAGTGCTGCAGCCATTTGTAAACGTATTGGAACACGACAAGCTACAAAAGCAGAATTAGAACAGGCTTGGTCTAATGGATTACAGGTATGTGCTTGTGGACAAACCACAGAAGGTTCAATGTACCCTATGCAGGCAACTCATCATTCAGGATTTTGTGGAAATAATACAATAAATATATGTGGAAATGACCCTAATGGATGGAATAAAGGATTAGGTTATTCATGGTGTTATGGCGTAAAACCACCTAAATCAATTAACTTTCAAACAATTTTTAGCGAAATTTCAAATTGGTTTCACACAATGGGTAAAGATAGTAGTCCTTCACAAGCAGATAAACCAAGTGTATGGTCAAAATGGGGACCTGATTACCAAGCACCGTCTTACAGAGCCGTTATTATGCAATGGGAGCATACAGAGGATCCTAAACGTATGGCACAATCATTTGAGCCGTCAATTGTCGCAATTAACGATCAAGCTCCAAGTAGTGTGAATAGTGAGGGTTTAAAGACATTCACGATACTACGTCGTTTTGGAACCTACGCCAATAGCAGTTTGATTTTAGCACCTCGTCCAGTTTCAGGTGCACCAATGATAACAAACCAATTTTGGATATGGGCAAATTTATCAAATTCTGCTACTGTCAAGTTTACAGCACAAATTCCAGGCACCTTCTTATTACCTTTATATAAAGATGACGGAGCAGTTGTTAGACGTGGACAACTTATTGCTAAACAAAGTACTAATACATTACTACAAATAAGTCCTTGTTTGAAGGATGGTCAAGTTGCCGGTAAATATAGTATGGCTTGTCTATCTAACTTATTTTATGGTTCTGGTGGTAT